TAAATATCCTGACGGTGTTGTTTTGTTTTATGATAGTGAGTTTGGTGCACCTAAGTCTTACTTTGAAACATTTGATATAGATACAAGCAAAATTGTACATACTCCTATTGCAGATATTGAACAACTTAAACATGACATTATGCAACAGTTAAATGGCCTTGAACGAGGTGATAATATTATGATTGTTGTAGACTCTATTGGTAATTTGGCAAGTAAGAAAGAAGTAGAAGATGCCTTAGAAGGTAAAAGTGTAGCAGACATGACAAGAGCTAAACAAATGAAGTCCTTATTTAGAATGGTTACTCCTCACTTAACTATTAAAGACATTCCTGCTATTGTTGTTAACCACACATATAAAGAGATAGGATTGTTTCCTAAAGATGTTGTTAGTGGTGGCACAGGTGTTTATTACTCAGCAGATAACATTTTTATTATTGGTAGACGACAACAAAAGACAGGCACAGAGGTTACAGGTTATGAATTTGTAATTAATGTTGAGAAGTCTAGGTTTGTAAGAGAGAAGTCTAAGATCCCTGTAGAAGTTACATGGGAGAACGGTATAAGTAAATGGTCTGGTCTATTGGAAATGGCATTAGCATCTGGACATGTAATTAAACCTAGTAATGGTTGGTATCAGAGAGTTGATATGGACACAGGTGAAGCAATAGATCCTAAAGTAAGACAAAAAGATCTAGGCAAAGACTTTTGGCTTCCTATATTATCAGACACAAGATTTTCAGACTGGGTACAAAAACGATATACAATTGGCTCTGTTGAAATGATGGCGGAGGAAGTATCAGATGAAGATATTCAAGCAGAATACGAAAAAGTGTGATAGGTGTGAAAAACCTATAGCGAAAAAAGACAAAGCATATTGTTTTCATAATGACGAGGGCGAGATATATATTTGTGCTCCGTGTGTTAAGGAAGTATATAATGATTATAAGACAGAGGTAAATGATGCTACTTGATCAGATTATTTTAACAAATCTAGTTCATAACGAACAATATGTCAGAAAAGTTCTACCCTTTATAAAGGAAGATTATTTCTCTGATAACGAAAATAAATTTGCATTTAGACAGATTTCTTCATATATAGAAAAATATAACGATACACCCTCACCAGAGGCTTTACATGTAGGTGCTGAAAATATTAATGCTACAGAAACTGAGGTAAAACAATTACAAATTGTAATTGATGGCTATGAGGAAATGGACAAAGTAAGTCTAGATTGGCTATTAGAAGAGACAGAAAAATGGTGTAAAGATAGAGCTGTATTTAATGCAGTATTAGAAGGTATACAAATTATAGATGGTAAGGACAAGCTACAGACGGCAGACGCTTTGCCTGATTTATTGACTAAAGCATTACAAGTAGGATTTGATACTAATGTAGGACATGATTTTATTGAAGATGCTGATAAACGATTTGATTTTTATAATAGAGTAGAAAATAAAGTTCCTTTTGATTTAGATATGTTTAATAAGATTACAGATGGTGGACTATCTAACAAGACACTTAACATAGCATTGGCAGGCACAGGTGTAGGTAAGTCCCTGTTTATGTGTCATATGGCGTCAGCAGCTATTGCTAATGGACAAAATGTACTCTATATTACATTGGAAATGGCAGAAGAAAGAATAGCAGAAAGAATAGATGCTAACTTAATGAATATCCCTATAGGAGATTTATCTAGTATGTCTAAGCCTATGTTCCAGGATAGAATAGGCACATTAAAAGAGAAGTATGAAGGTAGATTAATTGTTAAAGAATATCCTACAGCGTCAGCACATAGCGGACATTTTAAAGCTTTAATTAATGAACTTAAACTTAAAAGGAATTTCTTTCCTCAGATTATTTTTATTGACTATCTAAATATATGTACAAGTTCTAGATTTAAACCTGGAAGTAGCGCTAACTCTTATACAATTATTAAAAGTATTGCAGAAGAGCTTAGAGGGTTGGCAGTAGAATTAGATGTTCCTATATTTAGTGCTACACAGACAACAAGGGGTGGTTATGAGAATAGTGATGTTTCCTTAACAGATACCTCAGAAAGTTTTGGACTTCCAGCTACAGCAGATTTAATGTTTGCTATTATTAGTACAGAAGAGTTAGAACAATTAGGACAGTTTATGATTAAACAATTAAAAAACAGATATGCTGATCCTACAAGATATAAAAGATTTATGATAGGTGTTGATCGTGCTAAGATGAAATTGTACGACTTGGAGGATTCAGCACAACAAGCAATCACGGACTCTAATATAGATGTTCCGGTATTTGATAGAGGCCAATCGGAGAATAGGTATGACAACCTTAAATTTTAATGATATAGAATTTACAGTACTAGACAATGTACTGGCAAAAAGATACGCACATTTTATATCAGATAATTTATATCAGAGTAAAGAGTTTTATTTTATGGGAGATAATGTGAATGAAATCTTATCTGAAATAGATAAAATTGTTTATATGTATGGTAAAGAGCCTACAAGAAACATGAATAAACTTCATGAATATTTCGCAGATCACGAAGACGAACCAGAAATGAGTAGGTTAAATAATCTTATTCATTACTATGAATTGGCAATTAATAATTTCCCGCCTAGGTGGGGTTATATGTCAGGCACTTCCACAATGGAATTATTTCCTGATGATTATAAACACTTTACTTTATTAAGAGAACCTGGAACACTATATATAAATTACCCTCATGTAGGCAAACACTTTGCAGAGATTGCTTATTCTAGGGATTATGATATCCAGCCTCATCAATATATACCTCAGGATATATGTAGACCTAGTTTTCATATATGGTTAGGAGATGAAATAACTATTGAAATGTTGAATACCAATCTTCATATATTGATTGATATAGCTCACGGAAAGTTAAAGGATAAACTTAACTTACCTGATATTGACGATCCTGCTATGAGAATAGGATATATTCCATTTGCTAAACTTAAAGATGATATAAATATTAATGAACTTACAAATCATTTATTGAAGTGTAAAACAAAAAGCAAAGATCAATGGGAACTATTTAAAAATGACTGAAAATAACAAAGATAATTGGGACGATGTCCCACAAACTAAAAAGATTAATATAGAACTGGAAGTAGATACTAATGTAGTAGACTCTAGTAAAAACAAATATCAAGGATTAATTGACCTTGCAAGAGCATTTGACCAATGGAGAATATTTCCTCGTATCTTTATATCTACATACATTTACTTATTGTATAAGGTAGTAATTTGGTACATGGAATTAGGTGCTCCAACAATGGAACAGAGTGGGTTAGTTAGTGTCGTAGTCGGCGCTGGAGCTGCCTGGTTTGGCCTTTATACAGGTTCAAGTAAGAGTAAGGATAAATAATTATATAATAGGAGAGAGAATGCCCCCAAAATTTAAACCCAGCCACAAAGAATATATCAAAGGTCCAGATGGCAGACCAACGAAAAGAACTAGAATGAAGCACTACTATGTGGGGCAACAAACAACCGAAGATTTAATTAAAGCCATCAACGAAGGCAAAAAGAAACATAAGAACAAATTTATTAATGAATTAACAAGACGTGGAGTGAAATTAGTATGGAAGACACAGGAAGAGCTAACCATAGCAACGACGACGGAACAGTAGGATTGGGTGGAGACACCGATATTCCTATAGACGAAACTAAAAAAGCTATGGTTCAGAAACCAGGTGCATTGAAGATATATGATGGAGCCCTAAGCGATGAATTCGCAGATGAGTTAATAGAATTATTTAATCTAAATGTAGATCTACATGAAAATCAGAAGTCTGACAATCTCGAGTACATAGATTACAACTACACAGAAAATCATAAAGATGAAGATGTCCATAAAAAACTTATGGAACATACCGGCCAACTATACAAACATTACCTCAAGGATTTGGGTACACCTAATATGATTAATGTATCTGGGTTTGAGGAGATTAAAATCCAAAAATTTGAAAAAGGCATAGGATACCACGATTTACACTTAGGTGCAGTAAATCATGAGAGTGCTATTCGAGCAGTACATTTTACTTGGTTTCTGAATGAAACAGACGGAAACATCGATTATCCACTACAAAGAATAGGCATACAGCCTAAGAAAGGACGGGTAGTTATAACGCCTGTATCATGGGAATACCCCTCAAAAAACTATATTTCCAAGGAATCTGACAAATATATGTTAGAAACTTTCCTACATTTTGCCTAAGTTACTGATATTACACCAAAAAAGATTTGAAAAAATGCTTGACTTATGGTCCTGTAGAGTGCATAATAACGGTATAATTAAATAAAAGGGTATAAAAATTATGACACAACAACCAAAACTACAAGATTTCACAACATTAGAAGCATTTTGTGAGGCTAAGAAAGCACATGATATGGCTGAATATGGCAGAAGTCCAGAGTTTAACGATGTGGCATTTTATAATGAATCCGGAGTTTATACTATTGAAGACGCGATTAAGTGGGATCTTTATGGTGCGATTTCAGATGTGTCCAAAGAGGCAAACGGCTTTAGAGCTAGATTTGACTGGATGGGAATGTCTGTTGCAGAGCTTGAGAAAGAGCTTGAGTATTACATTAAAGAAGCCAATGAGACTTTTGAGCGTGAACAAAAATGGGAAGAAGAGAATCTACAATCGTGGAAGACTCATCTTAGACATTTAGTTTCAATAGGGGCTAAGGATATCCGTACTGCTCTAGAGTGGGACATGGCTGCTGAAGATGTCAGCGGTGATGCCGGCTTTTACTGTTACCATAAAGGTATTGGGTATAAGCAGGAGCGTTTAATTAATCGCGTATTAAAAGTAGCTTAATAGCGCTTTTGGTACAGATAAAGGTTGACTCTTGGTTCGCCAGAGTCTATAATGTAACTTGTAAAATAAAAAACTATGGAGAAACGCTGTTATGACAGATCAACTATTTAACTATGCAGGCTATAGCATTACTGAAACAGGCCAGACAAAGGCTAGATTCGGTAACGATATGGTTTCACGCATTAAAAAACTTACGGCTAAAGGCAACCAAGATACTTGGTTCGCTGAATTGCCGGAAGCCATGACTAAGAAACAGGCATCTGTATTCTTACTTGAAAGGGAAGACATTAAGTCCAACTTTGATGTAAGAGATGCTCTGCAAAAAGTCGTGTATCGTAATGTACCTAAGGGAACGACTCGAATCGTTAACGAAGGTGCTGTTTCAACTGGCAATTCTGCCAATAATATGGAGAGCTAAATATGGCTAATCTAAAAGTGAGCCAAGAGCAAAAAGTGTTGAACTTTTTGAATCAAGGCAAAGCGTTGAGTAACGCTGTGGCAACACATAAACTCAAAGTAAATAGACTACCTGCAAAGATCAATGTTTTAAGATCTAAAGGATATTCTATCTACACTAATACCAATACTGTAGGTAACCCTACTTATAGGCTTGGTACTCCTAGCAGAGCAATGGTAGCAGCAGCACACGCAGCTGGTATTAGCTTCAGCTAGAACCAATTGAGAGAGCATTGTAAGTCGGGAAACAGCGCATATGCTCTCTCATATTTTTTAAAGAGGTTTGGTACACCGAGGTCGTCAGAGATCAAAAGACCAACTATAAATAAAGGAGAGAGCTAGGCAGACTCATTAAAAAAGGCCAATACAAAAGATATATATCCTGGATAACGATATTAAACTTATCCCCAGACACAGATAAAAGGATAGGACATGGCAGATTTGAGTAGAGAATTAATAGACGGATTAGAACAACTATACAGAGGCAACATAGCAGCAGCTAAAGCTAATGTCAAAGTATATCTTACAAACCCTATGGGAATAGGTGAGCACCCAGACATAATCCAATCGATTGATACTCAAATCGAAATTATAGCAAACAACCAAGAGAAGTTAGACATTCTCAACAGTAGACAACTCAACTTAGTGGGGGATAAATTTCCCGTTGAATAAAATAATAAAAGAGTTAGAAGCTACCTTTGGTAACGAATTTTTCCGTGCAGAAGTGAAACCGTTTAAAGACACAGACCTGTACAAAGTAGAGTTTTTCAGTAAAGACGATTTGGTTTTTACGGAATATTTAGGTGATAAAAATTTAGCCGTTGATACGGCAAAGACATTCGTTAGACAAAGGGAGCAAATACATGGCAAATAATGTTTATTCTAGCATACAATTTCAATCAGGTAATAATGAGGCAGAAAGAGAATTCATAAGAGTATTTGAATTCATAGAAACCTTTGATGAAAAAGGATTGGAGTTTGCAGATTTTTATTTAACTAATCAAGAAATTGTAGATAACGAATTTATGGACGACTGGGTTGGTCCTAGAAAGGCCATAGTTACAAAATTTATGGGTACAGAAGTAGAGGTTAAATCTGCTTGGATATCACCTCATGTATTCTTTAAAGGTCTATTAGAACATTTATTAAGCACAGATCCAGATGTTGTATTAAGTATGCAATATGAAGATGAGTTTTTAAACTTCTGTGGTGTGTATGTTAATAATAAACATACTGAGGAATCAGGTGGTTGGTTTAAGACACAATTTGATGAGTTACAAGATAATGAATTAGACTTTTTAGAATTTGTAGAAGATATACAGATTGAATGGTTAGATGAATTGTGTTAAAAGTGTGTTGATTTTATGTTAGGAGTATATATAATGTGGTTTGTGGAAAAAATGGAAACATATTTTATGCAATCTACTTCTCCTTTTGTTATGTTATTTGGGCGATGCGGATTATGAACTTGTTAGATCAAATTCTAAAAATGTGCAAGCGGTGGAGATAGAAATATGAGGCTAGATTACAAAGACTGTGGCAGGATAGGAATTACCTGTAGTACCTTCGACTTATTACATGCTGGACATGTGGTTATGCTAGAGGAGGCCAAAAGACATTGTGATTACCTGATAGCAGCGCTGCAAGTAGATCCAACTTTCGATAGAGAATCTAAGAATAAACCAATACAAAGTATAGTAGAAAGACAAATACAATTAGCTGCTATAAAGTATGTTGATGAGATAGTTATGTACTCTACAGAATCAGAATTAGAGGATTTGTTCCTCACCCTACCTTTAGATGTTAGAATACTTGGAACAGAGTATAGGGACAAAGAATTTACGGCTAAGCAAATTTGTTTGGATCGTAATATTGAACTATTCTACAATGTAAGAGATCACTCATTCAGTAGTACATCTCTTAGAAAAAGAATACAACAAACACAGTTAGAAACAATAACCGCTTATAATGATGCAGTGATGCCTGAATTAAAAGCACAACAAGAGGAAAGTGATAATGAGTAAAGATAACAATAAATATCTCGGTAAAAATACACCTGCTATTCGTAGAGTAGTTAACTGTTTAAATGCAGAGAAGAAAGCTTTACATGGTGAGTTTAAAGCGTATTGGAAAGATACAGCTAACAAAATAGCTCAAACAAATGATATAGATATAGAACGTGTAAAAAATAATTTGGAGTTATATAATGCAGAGCCTAAAAGTAGTAGCATCCACTAGAATTTGGGAAGCTAAAAATCCTAATCAACCTGACTTTCCTATGTGGCACCCTATAGGGGGAAGCGAGTATGTCATAGGTTATTTGGATATACCAGATGGTGACGTACCTCAATTAGCTCAGATTGCAGAATTTGTTGAACAATTTATTCACATACTAGAAGGAAAAATTACTCCAAATATTGTAGAGGTATTTGCAGGATATGAACTATACTTTACAGATGCTTTGACACACAATGAGGCATTCCAATTACAACAAGGTGATTCTATTGACTTCCCAGCAGAAGATATTACAAAAATCGAAGGCAAATCATAGATGGACATTCGGGTTTACATACTTTAATGAACCACACAAGCTAGAGATACAAATGGACACTTGGTCTAAGTGGCCAGGTAATGTTGACATTTTTATCGTAGATGATGGTTCAGATATCTATCCTGCTAAACCTTTATTAGAAAATTTTCATTTAGAAGACTGGCAACCCACTCTACAACTTTGGCAGGTTACAAGAAACATAGGGTTTAATTCTCATGGCTGTAGGAATCTAATAGCCAAATACGCAAACACAGACTGTATACAATTCTTAGACATAGATCATATAATGTATGCTTCTGATGTTGCTAAACTTAAACAAATGAAAGTAGAACCTAGAGATGTTATACATCATAAAAATTACAACGAATATAAGCAAACTGTAATAGATCACCCAGGACATTTGAATTGTTATGGTATACACAAAGATTTGTTTTGGGAGGCTGGAGGATATGATGAATCTTTTACAGGCCATCATTATGGAGATAGAGAATTTTTAAATAGAGTGTTTGAATTAGAACACAGAAAGATAAAATCTAATTGTATTACTACAATGAACCGTGAAGGAAGACATGGCAGAGTAGACAACAGAATAGATAAAACAGAGTACGACCCTCACGATGATAAATTTTTTAAGGTTCCTTTAGATGAAGATGAAGTTAAAAAACTTAGAGGAACAAAAACACAAAGATTAGACTTTCCGTTTATTAGGATATTATAAATACTGTTATGCGCTTTACTGAATTTTTAAAAGAAGATAAAGAAGAAGATAAACTTAAACATCTAGAGCATGTTGAGGATCATGTAATACATGCTGGTTCTAAAGGCTTTGGACACGCATTCCATACTATTAATGATGTCCACAATGATTTACAAGGTAAAGGGAAATCTCAAACAGCTACAACTATTAAGTACGATGGAAGTCCAGCTGTTGTATTTGGGAAACACCCAGAGAACGGCAAGTTCTTTGTGGCATCCAAGTCAGCATTCAACAAAACACCAAAGATTAATCACACCCATGAGGATATAGAAAAGAATCATGGACATGCACCTGGCTTAGTAAGTAAGCTCAAGGGTGCCTTAGATCACGCTCACAAGATAAAACCAAATGGTGTGTACCAAGCGGACATCATGCACGCGGGCGATGTGAAGCACGATAAGAAGAACAACAGGGTAGACTTTACACCACAGTTAATAACATATCACGCCCCAGCAGACTCAGAACACGGCAAAGCAGCTAAGAGAGCCAAGCTTGGGTTAGCAATACATACGGAGTATGAGGGTAAGACAATAGCCGATATGAAAGCCAAACACGGTGCTATTGACTCAGATACCTTCACAAAGCACAAGGATGTGCACCTTATGAGTGCTAATCACGATGTTACTAGCCACAGGTATAGCTTAGAAGATCGTAAGCAAGTAGACCATCACTTGGAACAAGCAGTGGCACACTTTAAAAACACACCCAAAGAACACCACGACACAGTCGCTAAGCATGCTACAGCCTTAAAGACTTATGTTAACCATACAGTACGGACAGGCGAACAACATACGCATGAGGGGTTCGTAGCACACCACAGCAAGAACCATCAGAAGAGAATAGATGGTGTTAAGACAGATGTAGCTAAAGCCAGACATCAAACAACTATGGATAACACTATAGGACATATAAATAAGAATAAGGAACACTTCGAAGGCCCTATGAACATGCACAAGCATCTTCAAGCGGCTAAGAATATTATAACAACTACTATGTCTCAGAAATCAGAATGGGGGCATGAGGTAGACGGAGCTAAAGTTAAACCAGAAGGTTTTGTAGCCATCAGAGGTGGCAGACCTTCTAAATTTGTAGACAGGAAGGAGTTTAGTGCGCTAAACTTTAACAAGAATGACAACAGAAAATAAAGATAAACATATAGTCTTTTCATATGGCAGGATGAATCCGCCTACTGCAGGACATTCTAAAGTCGTAGACAAAGTTAAGTCTCACGCAGATGCTATTGGTGCCAATCACGCGGTAATAGTTAGTCATTCTCAGAACAAAAAAGATAACCCATTACATCACGAACACAAAAAAGAATTTCTAAAACATGTACACCCTGATGTAAATTTTGAACATTCTACAAAAGAACACCCACACTTCTTGGCACAACTTAAAAAGTTTCATCAAGAAGGACATACACACGCAACAATGGTTGTTGGTAGTGATAGAGTAAAACAATTTAAAGCGTTGGCACATAAGTACAACGGCAAAGAATACGATTATAAAAAGATACATATCTTATCTGCAGGACAGCGAGATCCTGACGCAGAAGGAGTAGCAGGCATTAGTGGTACAAAGATGAGAAATCATGCAACCAATAATGATTACAAGTCATTTAAGGCAGGATTACATGCCAATCATAATGACGATCAGGCTAAGAAACTCTTTAAGGCGACAAGAGATGGCATGAACCTACAAAAAGAGGAGAGGGGCATGATGGATTTTGCTACATTTTTAACAGAAGACATGGAAGGTATGTCTCAGAAGTCTGGAGATAAAAGAAGTACAGATAGTGGTGCAGGCATGACAGCCAAAGGTGTTGCTAAGTATAACAGACGAACTGGTGGTAATTTAAAAACAGCAGTAACCACTAAACCAAGTAAATTAAAAGCAGGCAGTAAAGCAGCAGGAAGGCGCAAGTCTTTTTGTGCTAGGTCCAAAGGATGGGACGGCGAACGAGGCAAAGCTGCTAGAAGGAGATGGAATTGTTAATAATAACTAGACTAGCTATAGCATGTTTTACAGCAGTATTTGGAAACGCATTTAGTAAGTGGTTTCTTAATACAAAAGCTGGAGCATGGGTACAAGTTAAAGTAAATAAAGTAATGGCATTCTTAGCAGATAGATACAATATAGAAATTGCTAAGAAAGAAGCTAAATGGAGAGCAGATTATCCTATGTTAGCTAAACGAATAGATAAACTAGAAGCTCAGGTTTACAAAAAATGAGCAAGATATTAATCGGTATCATACTTGCAATGGCAATGGCCTTTGGTGGTTACTACTGGTTGACAGAGAAAAGACTTACTGTTTTAACCGAGAACAATGCTAAACTATCAATAGCAGCTCAAACAAATCAACAAACAATAGATAAGCTTTCAGAAGATTTTGAAAAGCAACAAGTACTTAATAAAGAGCTAGGTATCAAACTAAAAGCATCAGAAGCTTATGGTGATAGTTTAGCTAAGAAATTTAGAGAACATGATTTAACAATGTTGACCCTAAGAAAACCTGGGTTAATTGAAAGGAGGGTGAATAGTGGTACAAAAAAGATTCTTGAAGATCTCGAGTCTACTACTGCTACTAATAATTAGTAGTGGTTGTAGTCTTATACCGCCTCAGGTAGAGGTACAAACTAAATTCGTAGAGAAACAAATACCAATACAAGGACACCCTAAAGGGTTAACCATGTATCCGTTACAGTTTTATGCTGTAACTGAGGCAAACTTTGAAGAGTTTAAAGCTAAATTTGAAAAAGAAAATGGTGGCAGTCTAGTATACTTTGCAATGAGCGTTCCAGACTATGAGAACCTTTCTATGAACATGGGCGAGTTAAAACGCTACATAGAACAACAGAAGACAATCATTATATATTACGAACAATCTATTACAGGAGTTAAAGCGGAAATAGTTTTGGACGATAAAGAAACCAAAGACTAACCGTGTATAAATAAGAGTATGAAGACCTTTACAACATTCATGGAAGACTTAGCATCAGGCAGGCCTATCAAGAAGCCAGTATCAAGCTCATTGTTAAAAAATATGGCTAAGGATAATGAAAAGGCAATGGCATCTGGGTTTATGAAATTATCACCTAAAGAAAGAGCTAAAGAGTCTAAAAGACTTGGTGAAGAGAAAGGCAGAGGTCCTACAGGAATAGCTTATACAGTATCACAAGGCCATCCTGACGCAGAAGACCCTAAAACAAGAAAGAAGTATCCTGAAAGACAGTCAGCAGAATACAAAGCAAAATTTAACAAAGCCAAACCAGGACTAAAGCAGTACACAGAAGACAAAGACATGTGTTCATGTAATTGTGATTGCGGAAAAGCAA